ACAGATAGTTTAGCTAAAGCTGTTCTTGATATGGTTGATGGTATTCCGCATGATGATGTTACAAAAGGATTTTTGCAAGTATCTAAAACATTCCAAGACGGTGCAGATAAATTTGGCGACATGTCATCAAAAGAAAAACAAGCATTCCTTGCAAAAGTATCTCAAGAAACTACGGCTTATGTTGATTCGTTAAGTGTAGAACAATTAGAAAGTTTGAAGCGGAGCGGCGGAATTATGGCAGAAATTGTTCAGGAATCAGCTCAGCTAAGAAAAGTATCACAAGCCGAAATGGAGAGGATTGCGGCAGAAAAAGATAAAAAAGATAAAATTACTAAGAAACTTACTCAATTTGAACAAACAATCGCAAATATTAGAAATAAGATTAAACTAAGTTTAATTGATAGTGGAATATTTACAAAAGTTACAGATACAATATCAGCGTTTATTCCTAATGCTGAAGAATCAAATACACTGTATGATAAAGCTAACGTATGGTTCAAGGAAAATATTTTGCCAAGTTTGAAAAAGATATACGATTGGTTCACAAAAGAAGGCGAAACAGGAACTACAGGAATCAAAAGTTTCTTAGACTGGTTTGAACTCACAGCATTACCAGCCGCTAAAAAAGCATTCAACTATTTTACAAATTTAGCTACACCCGAAGGCAGACAGCAATTAAAAGATGATGTAATGAAGGGTGTAACTGATATGGCTGATAGTTTAATGAAGGGTATTGTTGATTGGGTTACTGATCCTGAAACTATAATAAAAACACTTACTACAGCATTATTATTGTTAAGTCCAGGAGGTATGTTCTTAACTGCGGTTAAACTAATTATTGCAGGAATAGTGTCAATAATCAGTTGGGATGATATCAAAGAAGCTTGGGGTGCATGGGAACCTACAAGTGGCATTGGTAAAAAGATTAAATCTATGATTACTAGTGCGGCAACATGGATTGGTGATACGTTTTCTTGGACATCTATTAAAAAGAAAATTGGTAGCTTTTTACCTGATAATAAATTAGGTAATTGGGCTAGAGGGAAATTAGGTATAGGTGCAGAAGACGATACATCAGCTTTAGCTGATACTGTAGACAAAAAAGAAGTAGCAGAAGCTCAAAATCCGGAACCAGAAAAGAAAAACGAAGCCGAAAATACTGAAGTAGCAGAAAAACAAACAAAGAAAACAGAAGAAACTGCAAAAGCCACATCAGACTCACAAACTGAGCTTGCGATGTTAAATAATAGTATGAAACAGCTTATTGATTTAACCAAAAAGAACACTACAGCAGTTAATAATTTAAACGGAAATCTAATAAGAAGTTAAGGAAAGAAAACAAATGAGTTGGAAACGGTATTTTACACCAGTAGAAGGACAAGCAGGAACAAGCAGTCCATTAAGTATGGGTCAAGGCACACAGCCAGGACCAGCACGTTCAAACTATTCAAGTTTTCTTCCTGATGTATACACAGGCGCTCCTAACAGAGTTGAGCGTTACGGACAATATAATGTAATGGATCAAGATAGTGAGGTAAATGCCGCACTTGATATCCTTGCTGAGTTTTGTTCACAACAAAACCCAATTAATAAAACAAGTTTTAGTGTTGACTTTAAAAAGATGGCTACTAATTCAGAAGTTAAAGTTTTAGAACAATATTTACAACAATGGACTAAGCAAAATGAATTCACTACACGCATGTTTAAAATTGTGCGTAATGTTTTTAAGTTTGGTGATGCTTTCTTTATTAGAGATCCTGAAACTGCTAAATGGCATCATGTTGATCCTGCAAAAGTTTCAAGTATTATTGTTAACGAATCAGAAGGCAAAACTCCAGAACAGTATATCGTAAGAGATATCAATTTAAATTTTGTAGACAAAGTAGCAACAACACCTTATACTACAAACGGTAATGCAACTGGCGGTGGTGACGGATACTTAACCGGTGGTGTTCGTGGTATGGTTGGTAATACACAAACATCTGGTTCAAGTGCAGGACGATTTGGTCACGATAAAACTAAAGAACATGCTATTGATGCAAAGCATATGGTACATTTAAGTTTAAGCGAAGGCTTAGACAATAATGCACCGTTTGGTAATTCACTATTAGAAGGTATATTTAAAGTATACAAGCAAAAAGAATTACTTGAAGATGCTATTATTATTTACAGAACACAAAGAGCTCCAGAGCGTAGAGTATTTTATGTTGACGTTGGTAACATGCCAAGTCACTTAGCTATGCAATTTGTTGAGCGAGTAAAAACAGAAATACATCAAAGACGTATTCCAAGTAAAACAGGTGGTGGCACAAGTGTTATTGACAGTGCTTACAATCCTTTGTCAACTAACGAAGATTATTTCTTTCCGCAAACAGCAGAAGGACGTGGATCTAAAGTTGAAACACTACCCGGTGGTACTAATTTAGGTGAGATTGATGACTTAAAATACTTTACAAATAAACTAGTAAGAGGTTTACGTATTCCGAGTTCATACTTACCAGCCGCGGCACAAGATGAAGGTCAAAGCTCATTTAACGACGGCAGAGTAGGTACTGCATACATACAAGAGCTACGCTTTAACAAGTATTGCGAACGTTTACAGAACCTTATAGCTGAAGTATTCAACCAAGAATTCAAACGTTATCTATTAGAAAAAGGTATTAATGTTGATATTGCAATGTTTGACTTGTTATTCCAACCACCACAAAACTTTGCAAGTTATAGACAAAGTGAATTAGATAATCAGCGTATTGGTACTTTTGCACAGATACAAGCTATACCGTTTATCAGTAATAGATATGCAATGAAACGTTTCTTAGGAATGAGTGATTCAGAAGTAGCAGAAAATGAAAGATATTGGAGAGAAGAAAACGACGAGCTTATGTCAACACAACCAACAGATGCTAGTGCAGAAATGCGTGGAGCTGGTATTAGTGGAGCAGGCATTGATGCAGATTTAAGTGCAGGAGCAGATGTAGCACCTGAAGGCGGAGAAGGCATGGTTACCGGCGAAGGTGAAGGTGTTGATTCAGTAACTACTCCAGATGCAGGCGGTGCAGGCGCCGCAGGTGAAACTCCTCCAGCCGAATAGGATAAATATTAACATGATACTAAGAGAATTATTTTATTTTGACAAAGAAACAGTTGATCCTGTTGAAGATAAAAGATATGATGCTACAGATGATAAAAGCATTGTAAATCGTGATGACACACGTAAAACACGTTTAACATTACGCCAAATAAACAAAGCTCGCAAAGCATCAGAACTACATAACGAAGAAAAACAAAAAGAATTAGAATTCGTACGTCAAATGTACGGCCTTCAAGCACAACCTGAAGTATAGGATGTACACAAATGACTGTAGCGTTTGTTATAGGTAACGGCACAAGCCGTAAAGATATCGATTTATACCCCCTTAAAAATTACGGAAAAGTATATGCATGTAATGCAATGTTCAGACATTTTGAACCGCATTACCTAGTTGCTGTTGACGTAAAAATGATACTTGAAATTAATCAAAGCAAGTGGCAAATGGAACACGAAGTTTGGACCAATCCTAATAAACAGTTTAATGGTATGCAAGGCTTTAACTATTTTCAACCTAGTAAAGGTTGGAGTAGTGGACCAACAGCATTATGGTTAGCAAGTACACATGCACACGACACAATTTATATACTAGGATTTGATTTTCATGGCGAAATAGACGAACACGGAAATAGATCTAAGGTAAATAACTTGTACGCAGGAACACACAATTACAAGAAAAAAGGCGATCCTGCAACATATTTTGGTAATTGGGAGAGACAAACAGCTTCAACGTGTGATGCACATCAAGGCAAACGATTTATTAGAATTGTAGCTGATAATGATGACTTTATACCTAAACAGCTAAAAAAATGTACGAATTTATCTCACATAACAGTTAGTGAGTTTAAAAGATATTATGATTTTTAGACGATTTGTTCAAAACGAGCTCGTTTTGACGCCGTTATCCGTGTATTTTTAAATCATAGTGTAAATAATACTAGACAGCCTTACAAATAATCAAACTATAGGAGAAAACAATGGCAGACAATAAATTAGAGCAAATGCTCGAAAAACTTGTCAATAACGATCGTGCTGGCGCAGACGAACTGTTCCACGAATTTGTTATTGAAAAGTCACGTGGTATCTATGAAAAGATGCTAGAAACAGATTTAGAAGATCTTGAAGTCGATGAAGCAAAAGATGAAGAAGTAGATGAAGCGTCAAATGACGAAGAAACTAACGAAGCTTCAGATGAAGAAGTAGATGAGTCTTCAGACGACGAAGAAACTAACGAAGCAACAGACGAAGAAGTTGACGAAGCCGCTGATGAAGAAGTAGACGAAGCATCAGACGAAGAAGTTGACGAAAATTTTGGAGAAATTACACCAGAAGCTGACCCAATGGGCGGCGACGCGGCTGACGATATGATGGGTGACATCGAAGCAGACGGCGAAGAAGGTGAAGACAGCGACATGGGCGGCGATGAAGAAGAAATCGAAGACCGTGTAGTTGATCTAGAAGATGCTCTTGATGACCTTAAGGCAGAATTTGAAAAAATGATGACAGGCGACAAAGATGGCGATGAAGGCGACGAAGATGCCGCTGACATGGACATGGATGACGAAGGTGATGAAGAGAAGGAAGAGGCATTTGATGTCGCTCCCGAACTTAGCGTAGAAGACGAAGCACCAGCTTTCGAAGGCACTAAAACTGCTGGAGAGCAAATGAGAGAGTACGTAGAGAAAGTAACACCTAAAATGGGCGATACTGGAACAGACGGCACTAAATCACCAGTTGCTGGTAAAAATGACATGGGCGGAGATGCTGGAAACATTGCACAAGGTGGCGATGAAAAAGGCGGAAAAGCAAGTGCCCCTAAAGAAGACAACGCAGGGAACGTTAACGTACCAGGCGGAAAAGCTTCTAAGTCAATGAGTGCAAACGCTAAAGGCCATGGCGCAGAGAAAAAAGGCGCAGGCGAAACTGGAACAAATAGTAAAAGTACTATTGGTTCTTAATTGAGATTAAGGAAAACTAGATGTTAACTTTAACTGAAACACTATCATTCGACCAAGCAAAAATGGTCGTCGAGACTACTGAAAACGAATCAGGTTCAAAAGACCTGTATTTGAAAGGTATCTGCATACAAGGTGGCGTTAGAAACGCTAACCAACGTGTATATCCTGTAACTGAGATTGGTAGAGCTGTCAACACGCTCAACGATCAGATTAAAGGTGGATATAGTGTGCTAGGTGAAGTTGATCATCCTGAAGGACTTAATATTAATTTAGACCGTGTAAGCCATATGATCACAGAAATGTGGATGGATGGACCAAACGGTTATGGAAAACTTAAAGTAATTCCAACCCCGATGGGGCAACTAGTTTCAACAATGATTAATAACGGCGTTAAAATTGGTGTCTCATCTAGGGGATCTGGAAATGTTAAAGAAGATGGAAGCGGCGAGGTCAGCGAATTTGAGATTATTACTGTTGATGCCGTTGCTCAACCAAGTGCTCCGGGAGCATATCCAACTCCCATTTACGAACACTTATTAAATAGCCGTGGTGGCTATCAGGCAATGAATATGGCTCGCGAACTTAACGGCGACGAAAAGGCACAGAAATACTTAAAGGAATCGTTGGTGAATATTATCAACGGTCTCCGCTAACAAGGAGAAAATAAATGTTAGATGCACTGAAAGCACTCTTTGAAAATAATGCTATTTCCGAAGATATCAGAGCAGAAATCGAACAAGCATGGGACGCAAAGATTCAAGAGAATCGTATGCATGCCACAGCCGAACTTCGCGAAGAGTTTGCTCAAAAGTATGAGCATGACAAAGCAACAATGGTGGAAGCTATTGATACTATGTTAGAAGAAAAACTAGGCGAAGAGCTAACTGAGTTCGCAGACGACCGTCAAAAACTAGCTGAAGCAAGAGCAAAATATGCAGTAGCAATGCGTGAAAACGCAGATCTAATGAAGAATTTTGTTGTGCAACAGTTAGGCAAAGAAATTGGCGAGCTACACGAAGATCAGAAAGCAATGGCAGGCAAGTTTTCCAAACTTGAGAATTTTGTTGTTGATTCACTATCTAAAGAAATTGCAGAGTTTTATGAAGACAAAAAAGACTTGGCTGAAACAAAGGTACGTTTAGTACGTGAGGCCAAAACACATCTAGCTAAAGTTAAGTCTAAGTTTATCACAGACGCAACTAAAATTGTTGCTGAAACAGTTGAGAAGGGTCTTAATAAAGAAATGACTCAACTTAGAGAAGACATTGATTCAGCTCGTAAGAATGATTTTGGACGTAAGATTTTCGAATCTTTTGCATCAGAATACACTAACAGCTATCTTAATGAAAAATCTGAAACAGCTAAACTATTAAAAGTAGTTGAGCTAAAAGATAAACAATTAGCTGAAGCTAAACAAATGGCAGGACAAGCAATTAAAATAGTCGAAAGTAAAGATACTGAGATTAAAATTGCTAAAGATACTGCTAAAAGAAAAGAAGTTATGAATGAGCTCCTTTCACCCTTAAATCAAGGGCAAAGAGAAATCATGGCTGACTTACTGGAATCTGTACAAACCGAAAAACTACACAATTCTTTCGATAAGTACATGCCAAGCGTTATCGCAGGGAACACTCCAGCTAAGGAAACCAAGGCAACACTTACTGAAGGCACACAAATTACAGGCAATAAACAAACCAATGACATAGATGCAAGCCCATTTACTACAGATAATGTAGTAGATATTAGAAGACTTGCAGGATTGAAATAAGGAGAAAAAAATGTCAGAACTATTAGAAAGTCGCTGGCAGGATACTAAGACTGCACTTCTTGAAGGCCTAGAAGGCAATAAGAAAGCCGTGATGGGCGTGACTCTGGAAAATACTAAAAGGTATTTGGCAGAGACTGCTACAGCAGGTGCATCTTCAGCAGGAAATGTTGCAACTCTAAACAGAGTTATCCTACCAGTAATCAGACGTGTTATGCCAACTGTTATCGCCAACGAATTAGTCGGTGTACAGCCAATGACAGGTCCAGTGGGTCAAATCCACACATTAAGAGTACGTTACTCAGACACATTAGATGATGTGACTGCAGGCGAAGAAGCTCTATCACCATTTAAGATTGGTGTTGGATATTCAGGTGGAGGTAGTACAGATAAAGCTGACACTACAGCTACTTTAGAAGGTACAGCAGGCAAGAGATTGTCAATCCAAATCTTAAAGCAGACAGTCGAAGCAAAAACCAGAAAGCTATCAGCTAGATGGACTTTTGAAGCGGCTCAAGACGCTCAAGCACAACAAGGTATTGATATCGAAGCAGAAGTAATGGCGGCATTAGCCCAAGAAATTACTGCTGAAATCGATCAAGAGATCTTAGCATCTCTACGTAGTCTAGCTGGTACAGCTAGCCAGGCATACGATCAAACTGGTGTAAGCGGAACTGCAACATTCGTAGGCGATGAGCATGCGGCATTAGCTGTTATGATCAACAAAGTTGCTAACGATATTGCGGCAAGAACAAGACGTGGCGCAGGTAACTATGCAGTGGTTAGCCCATTTGCATTAACTGTACTACAGTCTGCTACAACAAGTGCATTTGCACGTACAACTGAAGGTACTTTTGAAGCTCCAACTAACACTAAAATGGTTGGTACTTTGAACGGTGCAATGAAAGTATACGTTGATGCATATGCGGCAGACAACACTGACGTTTTAGTTGGATACAAAGGATCAAGCGAATCAGACGCACCAGCGTTCTACGCTCCTTATATTCCTTTAATGTCAAGTGGCGTTGTACTTGATCCGTCAACATTTGAGCCAGTAGTGTCATTTATGACAAGATATGGCTATGTTGAGCTTTCAAACGTTGCTTCTTCACTAGGTAACGCGGCTGACTACTTAGGCAAAGTTTCTATTGCCAACGTAACATTCAGCTAAGTCTCTTAGTAGAATATAAAATTAAAATAGGGCCGTAATTGGCCCTATTTTTTTGACTTTTTTTCCTATTTTGGTAAAAAAGAGGTTGACTTCTGAATAGAAGTCTGTTATATTAAGTACATAAGCAACAAAAAAGTAATTAATTTTTGTTTATAGTGCAAGGAAGAGACCTTTACCAGAAGGGTCGAACTTGACTAGCCAGGGGTGGTACCCAGGTGCTGTAGTAGAAATACGCAGTATCACAT